CCCTCGCAGAGCGCCTTGTCCAGGCTGAAACCGCGCAGACACCGAACAGCCAAAAGGAGGCGATGCTGCTGATTACCGGCTCACCTTCGAGCGTACCGTCAGCGAGCAGGCGCTGGCCGTCACGGACCCAACGTCCCGCCAGATTGAGGCCAAACTTTCGCTCCGGGCCATGCTCGACGCCACAGTGCGGGCAGACCATTCGGGCAGTGGCGCCGGCCGCGCTGGGGTCGAGCTCGTGGTTGTACTTGAGCAAGTCGAAGCTCGGCTCAAACCATTCACTGCAGTCCGGGCACTGCCAATAAAAGCGGCGTCGGTCACCCCGGTTGTAGAGCGACAGAATTCCATCGCAGGGGGGCGCTTCGTGCTTGCTCCGGGGTAGCCAACTGGATCCGGCCAGCACCTCGAAGCCTGGGCTCGACTCGCAGATCGTTTTGGCTTTCGAGCGGAAAGTGGTGGTCCGCTTCATGCCTAGGTCGAACGGGCTACCCTCGCCGTCGATGTCCTGGGGCATGCGGTCGTAGTCGGTCAAGATCACCAGCCCGCGCGGGCGGCCCGACATTTCATTGATGGTCGGCCAGGACATATTGATGACCGTGCCGCTCTTGAAATACTTGGCGTGCACGGTGTCGTCGCTGCCGCCGGGCAGGAGCTTGGCGCCGGCCTCTGGGCTGTGGCGCAGCATGCGGTCGAGCTGCGTGCGCGAGAAGTCGGCGCTGACCGTCTGCGAGGTCTGGTAGACGATCGCGTCGATCGGGTCGCACATGATCGAGTAGAGCAGCGCGTTGAGCACCAGGCTTGCGGTCTTGCCGATCTGCGCGCCGCCGACAAACACGATCGCCTTGATGCTCGGGTCGGCCACGCAGTTCAACGGCTCGACCATGTAGGGGGTCGTCTCGTTGAGGTAGGGGCCGTGGTACGCACCGGGGATCTGCAGGTAGCGGTACTTGGCCGCGGCCTGACTGGGCGTCAGGCGCTCGGGCGGCTCCAGCGCGCCGCTGGCCAGCTCCCACAGGAGGGCGCCGAGGTCGGGGTACGCCTCAAGCACTGCTCGGGAGGCGGCGGTGCGGGTGCTCACACGACACCCCTTCCGAGCAGTGTCCGTCGCTGGCGGGCCGCGTGAACGCATCGGCCGAAACCATTGGACGGGAACTTCCCGTACTTCTGGAGGAACCGAAACACCCGGAGCGTTTGGCTGCTCCGGGATGCCGCTTTCGCTTCCGCTACTTTCCCGCGCTGGTAGCACCCGGCGGTGGGCTCCCCGTCCAGGCGGTTTTGGAACGCTTTGCTTTTCATCCCTCAACATCCTCTTGCATGGGCCGATCGCGCTTGGCCGGGTCCAGCGGGATCTTGTCGTCGGAGCCGTCCCAGCCAGCGAAGTGCTCACCCACCTTGTCGCGCAGTTCCGCCATCACCGAGTCACCCACCCCCTTGATCAGCTCGCGCTGGCGCGGGGTGAGTGCGGTCTGCTGGTCGATGTTGTCGACCATGAGACCCATGCTGGTGCGCACGATTTTCAGCAGGTCGGCGATGGCGCGCTGCACTGCGGGCGTGCGCCACAGTTGGCCGACCGCCTCTTGGTACTCGTGGCGTTTGCGCTGCGCCGACCAGAACTCGGCCTGGAGGCCCACCGGCAGTTGGGTCGGCTTCATCCGCATGATTTGCTGTTCGAGCATCTCGTCGGTGTTCTGCTGGACACGGAAAGCGGCCAGGGCCTCCCAGGTCGAGTAGACGGCCGTGCGCATCTGCACTCCGCGCATGGGCTTGGTGAACTGCAGGGCTGCCTTGACGTCCTGCTGGCTCATGCCCATGAGCTGCGCCAGGTCGGGGATGCCGATGCCCTCGGCGATCATCCGCTGGATGGCGGGGCCGTGGTCGGGGAATTCAGCGGCCATCTCGCACCTCGCGCGCACCATCTCCAATCACTCTCGGCAGGCAATCCAAGTGCACCCGGTGTTCGGCCCCGATCGGGTCGCTGACCAGGGCAAATTTGAAGCCTCCTCCTTTTTTATACACCAGCCGCTTCAAGCAGTGCCAGCAACGGGGGTTGCCGTTTGCGATTGCCTTTGGGGTCATTTGGTGTGCTCCTTGACGACCCGCTTGCGCGCTGCCGGCGTGAGAGACAGCAGCGTGCGGATGTGGGCCTTGATGTAAAGCGGGATCGGCTGACCCCGGTTGCGAAAGTGGTTCATGTGGGTGCGCGAGACTCCCAACAGCCGGCAGAGCGCCGGGTTGTCGAGGCCGGTCGCTTGCTCGATCTGCTGAAGTAGGCTCATGGTGCAACCATTCTACGCCGCAACCAGCGCCACACCGGCCCCAGGGCGAGGCCATCAAGAAATCCCTTCCAAAAGGCGCTCCAGTCCATCTCATCCCTTCCGATACCGCTTCGCCCGCCAGCCACCAGCGGCCTTGATGGGCCACCCCTGCGCCCAGGCCGGCAACTGGCACATCAGGCGCTCCAGTTCCTCGACGCTGCCGAACCCTTCCGGCACCTCGGCCACGATCTCGTCGTAGGTGTGCATGATGGTCGGGTAGCCGGCGGCCTTGGCGTTCTCGATGGCGTGCATCTGGATGTTGCGCGCCACGTGCTGCGTAATATTTTCGGCGAGTTTTCCCGAGTACGTGCTCATGCGGATCCACCCGGGCGGGCCGCTCTTGGGGTTGGTGTTCCACCCTTCGTAGCTCAACTGCGGGCCTCGCCACTCTTGATCGGCCGGGCTCAGGCGCGGCCGGTGGTACGTGATCAGCCCCCCTCCTGGCGAGCGGCAGTAGAGCACGTCACCATGCTTGAGGTAGGCCACGCCGCTGTCTGTGCCGTCCAGGCGAATCACGGGTTGCCACACGCCGGGCTCCTGCAGGGCTTTGACCGCCATGCCTTCAAGGCCAAACAGGCACGGCTTCCAGTTGAGCTTCTGCCCACCCCAGAAGTGCACCAGCGCCGGGCTGGCCTCGCGCCAGGCCAGGATGTTGGCCTTGATCTCCTTGTCAGTGCCAGGACCGTCGAATTGCTTCCATGCGTTGATCCAGCCGCCGAACCCCAGGCCAAGCTCGGCCACCTTGCCGGGCATCTGACGCCCTGGGTGGTGCTTGCCGGTGCGCACCTTGTAGTCGAGCATCTCCTGAAAGTCGATCCCCAGGATCTTGGCCGCCGACATCTCATAGATCTTGCCGTGGCCACGGAAAACCTCCAGCCGCCACTTCTCGCCAGCCAGCGCCGCGATCACTACACCCTCGATCGCCGAGAAGTCGCTGCTGATGAAGTCGTGGCCCGGCGCCGCTATGAACAGCCCCCGCAGCGTGCCGGCGATCGCGTGCAGTGCATCCGAGAAGAACCACTCCAGCGCCTGGAGGCTGGCGCCACGCACCACCTCGATCGCGTCTTCCATCGCCTCGGGCGACCACTCGCCGCGCTTGCTCTCACGGTCGAACCCGGCGCCGCACCAGGGGCACTGGCTGCCGCGCGCCACGTAGTGATGGTGGTGGCAAGTCGAGCACTCCCACACGTCCGGGCCCGAGCGCGGAAGGTTGGTGGGTTGCGCGCCCTGGCCGACCGGGCGCCCTGTGCGGGCGCCGTGGTAGGTGTAGAGGTCGTGCACGCGGCCAGCGGCGGTGGTCACGTTGCGCATGGCGCGCACCTTCTTGACCGAGGCACTGCCGGCCAGCGCGCGGATCTCCAGCACGCGGCGAGCGTCCTCGGGCAAATCCCAGGTCAGCGCCTGCTCGACGTTCTCCTCGTCCAGGCTGTCGAGATGCACGCCCTGGCCGTGCAGCCACCCCTTCAACTGCGCGACCTCGCTCGGCCGGATGCCGCCGGTGATGCGCACCATCTCGGCACCGTACTGCGCCTCGACCTCGCTGATGATCTCGCACGCGGCCTGGATCGTCTGGACGTCCACGGCCATGCCGCGGTGGTTGATCTCTTGGTCGGTGATCCAGACCGCCAGTTCCTGCGGCGAGAGGTCGGGCACCAGCGCACTCACTTCGCTCTCGGCCACGATGTCGCGCTTGTTGTACCGGGCCAGGGCCTGCGTGTCCTCGAACTGCTTGGTGACCACTTCGGTGGCTTTCTTCGGCTTCATGCCCGCGGCCGTGAGGATGGCCCACTCAGCATTCACGTCCTCCTGCGTCCACAGCGGCCGGACGCGCCGGCGCGGATCGGTCTTGGTGGGCTTGCGCGGCATCGAGAACAGTTTGATCAGCCGATCGCCCTCGGGATCCTTCTGGTGCTCGATCTCCAGCACTTCGCCGACCTCGGCCAGCGCGCCCGGCAGTGCGTGCGCCCGGCTTTTGGCGGCGCTGCACCGCAGCTGACGCTGGGGGATCGCCGGCCAGCCGTAACGCTTGGTGCACACGTAGTTCCAAATCCAGTGCTCGAAGCCCGAGTTGTGCGCCTCGATCAGGCCGCCGGCCGCCACGTGGGCGAAGAGGTCGGCCGGCAAGGGCAGGCCGGGCCGCCAGAACTGCGCACCGGCGCCGGCCTTGAGGTCGTAGAAGCACGAAAGCACCTCCGTGCTGGGGTGCTGCGCGTAGACCGCGGCGCCGACCACCAGCAGTCCCTTCTTGTTGCCGCTGGCACCCTCGGGGCCGATCCAATTCTGAGTGGCATCGTTCCAGATGAAGCCGGCCTCGGAGTAGGTCTCGAAGTCGATATCGGGGAGGATGGTAGTGTGGCCGAGGCCGGCGGGGTGTTGCTTGGGGGGTGGTGGGATGTGCATGGGGTGAGAGCTGGTTGGAAGAGGAGAGGGTGGCCGGCGCTGATCTCCGGCGTGGTGCCCTTACGTTTGCAGTGGGAGCCTATTGCTGCCCACGAGGGCAACCCGCTATTCCGCGCACCTGAGCCATATCCAGTCGAACCGGTTGGGGGAGTTACCGGCACTCGTTGCGCATCAGCCTGCGCATTCACCCTCAAGGGAGCACCCTTCCGCCATCAGCAGCAGCCGGGAATCGAACCGAGCGGAGCCGGGGAATCCAACCCAGGGTGCTCCCTTGAGGGTCCCAGGCCGAGGGTGGCCTGGGGTTGGTGACAGTTACGTTGGGGGCGGGGCCGGGAGGTTCAAAACCCGCCAGAACATCTCGCGCATTTTGGAGTCTTCAATCGACTCCTGATGCTCGGGCACCTGTGGATTTTGAACAAACCCCTTCAGCCAGTCCGCTTCTTCCTTCGTCAAGATCAAAGTGACCGTGACGGTATGGCGTTGGGTGACTTGCATGGGGTTGGCATCTGTTACGCCGCCATCTTGCCGTGCTGCACCAGCAGGGCGTCGGTCCAGCCCTGCTTGATCCAGTCGTCGTAGTTGCTGCCTGCGGCATCATTGATCATGGTGCGCACCGGGGTCGCCGGCGGGGCCATGTAGCCGCCGTACGGGGCCGCCGGAACAGCGGGCGCCATCGGCGGGACAGGTGCCGGGGCCACGTAGGAGGGCGCAGCGGCCGGCGGTGCAGGCGCCACCGGGGTCGACGCAGCGAACCCACCGATCGGAGCCGTGCTCGCGCCCGCCGGCAAGGGCGCTCCGCCAAAACCCGCGGTGGCAACGTCCGGGCCGGTGACGATGCGCTGACCGTGGCCGACCAGGCACACCATCTTGTGGTTCATGTAGACGCCAGGCTTCATCTGGTCGCCGTTCGGCTCGGCGCTGCCGAAGACCTGCACGTAGTCGCCCAGATTGATGGCGTCCGGCTGCGGGAAGCTGGCCGGGGTGCCCGTGCCGGTGAGCAGGGTGTAGATGTCGGGGTTGAAGCCGCTGGAAAAGCGCAGAACCCAGTGGCCCTTGAAGCCTTCCATGTCGCACGGCTTCTTGCCGGCATCATTGGGCACGGCGCTGTCACCGTCGACGATCTTCCAGGCGAATTTGGGCAACTGCGAGGCGTTGGGCTTGAAGCCGTGGCCGGCAGTCCACACAACCTGGCCCCAGGGGGTCTGCGACCAGTGCTGCTCGGCGCCCTTGGAGATGGCGACGGCAAAGAAATATTGCTTCTTGGGCTGGCCAGCGTTGGCACCAGACTTGAAGACCAGCGGTGCACCAGACTGGTCCTTGTCCTGCGGTTTGTAGAGGGAACCCTGGACGAGGCGGGCGGGAGGGGTGGTGAAAGTGGGCATGTTGATACCGTGGTTGAAGTGAGACTCAAATGTGCAGTATTTTTACGCGTAGGTCAAGCCGGCAATGAAGCCAACCAGCACGTTAATGGCCACTGCAAACAGCCAGAACTTGAGGGTGCGGATCACCTGAACACCCTCGCCGCCAGTTTCTCATCGCTCTGCACCAGCTTGGCCGCGGTCGGCTCGCGCTGGGTCACTGCGTCCACGAGGCTCGCGTCGAGCCCGGCCTTGACCGCCTGGGCTGGTGTGATGACCGTGTGCTTGGCCACCGCGCCGCCCAGCAATCCCACGACCTGGTCATCCGGCAGTGACCACTTCCGGTGGCCGAGCCCGCTCTCCATGCGCCAGCCCGCCACCGCGGTGCCCGACTTGACGTGGTGTGCCACCTGGGCCTCGATGCCGGTGATGCGAGCCGAGAGTCGCCGCTGCGCTGCTTGAAGGATGGCAAGCTCGGTGCCCATCGCCGCCGGCTTGATCTCCATCGGTAGCGAGCCACTGCTCATGTCTACCGCGCGCCAGCTGACCGCCGCCAGGGCCGCGCAGGCGTGCCGCCCGTTGCAGTGGTCACACTGCGGGCCGGTGGTGCCTTTGCGGTCCAGGCGCGTGGCGCGGGTGGCCGCCTCGCGCAACTGGTTGACGTAGGGTCGCAGGTCAGTCGCCGGCACGGTCCACGTGCGGAAGGGCTCGTGGCCGAAGGCGCGTGGCTGCGCAACGTGGATGCTGACCGTGATGGCCTGCTCGACCAGCCCGTCGATTTCGGCGCGCTCCAGCTCCAGCGCGAGGTAGTTGATGATCTGCAGGTTGGCCACGTGGTCGACATATCCGTGGCCGAACTTGTAGTCGATACCGTGCAGGTGCATGTCGGCCCAGCCGACCAAATCGGGCGTGCCCCAGTTCTGACTGTCGTGGATGCGCCGGCCCTTCAGCCGCTGCTCGACGCGCCATTCGCGCACGCCGGGCGGCAGGTTCGAGAGCACCAGCATGGCGCCATCGTGCATCTCCTCGGTGGCGCCGGCCGGCATGTCGCCGTGGCCCAGGTACGCGGCCAGGACCGCATGGGCAACCGTCCCTTCCTCGCTGGCGGTCTTGTCGCCGAGGTCCGGGTAGTCCAGTTGCATCTGTGGCCACAGGGAGCACGCTGACCAGCAGTCTGCCCCGGAGGGCGGCAGGTAGGCGTGCTCGCTCACAGCACCCACCCGCCGCCAGGGCCGCGCTTGAACTTGATCTTCCCCGCTTTTCTGAGGGCCTGCAGGCGGCCATCCAGCACTCGGTACGCCGGGCGCAGGTCAGTAGTGAACGGGCGCAAGCGCTCGGCAACCGTTGCCGAGAACTGCAGTTGCGCTGCCGCTATGGGGCCCGCTTGGCCGACCCGGGCCACGATGGCCCCGTCGAGAGGGTCAAACTTCTTCATTTTCTTCTCTCCGTTGGACCGGGGCGCCGCGTGGCGCCCTTGGTGTTTACAGCATGCCCTGGATCGTGGCCCACACCGCCGGGATGGCACTGGGGTTGGCGTTGAGGGCGGGCAGGGCGGCCACGCCGTTCATCTGGCACGCGCTGGCCACCGATTGGAAGTCGATCTTGCCGCCGCTCATGAGCGGGTTGAGCGCGGTCATCAGTTCCTTGAAGGTGGTGGGGCCTGCGGCGGGGGCAGTGGGCGGTGCCGGCGGTGTGGCGGCAACGACCGGGGGCGCGGGGGGTGCAACCACAACCGGCGGTGCCGGCGGCATGTCATCCTTGGCGCCGGTGTTGCGCTTCACGCGCCAGGTGCCATCCTTGTTTTTGGTGCGGGTGCTCGAGTGCGTGTCGGCGTTCCAAGCCACACCGTTGACGTCGAGCTCGGCGATCGGTGCGCTCGGCACGGCCAGGATGATGGGTTGAGAGGCCAGCGTCTGCTCGACCGTCGGATAGGGGAACGGCGTCGGCGGGGTCGTGACCATGCCGAAGACTTCGGCAGCGGGCGGCGTCACCACCTGCTCGGATGGGACTTCACCGACAAGGCTGGTGATGCGGGCGGTGCTGATGCCGCCGGCTGCCAAGATCGGAGGTGCCTCGACCTCTGCCGGCAACGCGCCACAGGTGGGGCTGTCAACCGGCTGAATTCGCACGCCATCGAGCACCTCGATGTAGGCGGTGAGTGCGGCCAGAGCGGCTTGGCGCTCGATAGGGGTGGCAAGAGAGAACATCTGAATTAGCTCCTGTTGGAGGGGTTGTGGTGTGCAACAAGTATATGCCACAATGACACCAACAGACAAGAGGAATTTATGAAGCTCACCAGTACACCCGAATACGCAGATGTGGTCAATTTGCTGTCCGAGGCGACCACCTGCATGCTGATGCGCTGCCACGTGCCCGTGACCCACGACGCTGAATGGAAGCGGCCCGAAGGTTGGCCGCTGCCGACCGTGCGCGTCAAGGGGCCGGGCGAGGTCACCCAGGAATACCGCGCGATGGCGGTGATCGAGTGGTGTGAGTTCAAGCTGGACGAGCCGCGGCGCGTGGCGCAGGCGCAGGCCCGGGTGGCGAGCCGGTGGGGGTCCGCTGAATGAAATTGCGCGACTACCAAGCCGAGGTCATGGCCGAGGTCAACTGGCACTGGGCCACGGGTGCACGAAACGTCCTGGCGGTCTTGCCTACAGGCGGCGGCAAGACCCAGTGTTTCTGCCACCTGCTGTCGCAGCACCAAGGTGCTTCCTGCGCCATTGCCCACCGGCACGAACTCGTCTCCCAGATCAGCCTCACCCTCGGCCGCTGGGGTGTCAGGCACGGGATCATCGCCGCCGAAGGCACCATCAGGAACATCGTGCAACTGCACATGACGGAACTGGGCCAGAGCTGGTATGACCCGAACGGCCAGTGCAAGGTAGCCAGCGTGGACACCCTTGTGCGCCTGGATCCGGCCACGCCCTGGTTGCACCGAGTGAGTTTGTGGGTGCAGGATGAACATCACCATCAACTGGCTGAAAATAAGTGGGGTCGGGCGGCGCTGATGATGCCCAACGCCCGCGGCCTTGGAGTGACCGCCACCCCCGTGCGCGCAGACGGCATGGGGTTGGGCCGGCACGCAGACGGTCTGACGGATGTGATGGTCATCGGGCCGACGATGCGCACGCTGATCCAGCGCGGCTACCTGACCGAGTACGCGATCTATGTGCCGCCGAACGACATCGACCTCTCGCAGGTGGGCTTGGCTGCCGGCGGCGACTTCTCGCCGGCGCCGCTGCGTGACGCGGTGCACAAGAGCCATGTCACCGGCGATGTGGTTGGCCACTACCTGCGCCTGGCCGCCGGCAAGCGCGGTGTGACCTTCTGCGTCGACATCGAGGCCGCCACCGAGCAGTGTGCGGCCTTCCGCGCGGCGGGCGTGCCAGCCGAGGTGGTGTCCAGCAAGACGCCCGACCTCCTGCGCGCCAGCATCATGCGCAAGCTCAAGGCCGGCGAGGTGCTGCAGGTGTGCAACGTCGACATCCTGGGCGAGGGCGTGGACGTCCCGGCGATCGAGGTGGTGAGCATGGCCCGGCCCACGGCCAGTTACGGGCTGTTCGTCCAGCAGTTCGGCCGCGCGCTGCGCATCCTCGAAGACAAAAAAGTCGCGATTATTTTGGATCATGTGGGCAACGTCCTGCGCCACGGCCTGCCCGACGCACCCAGGAAGTGGAGCCTGGATCGCCGCGAGAAGCGCTCCAGCAAGGGGCCGAGCGATGCCGTGCCGCTGCGCGCCTGCCCCGAGTGCACCCGCCCCTACGAGCGCGCGCTGCCGGCCTGCCCGTACTGCGGGCACGAGCCGCAGCCGGTGGTGCGCGGCACGCCCGAGGCGGTCGAGGGCGACCTGACCCAGCTGTCACCAGAGGTGCTGTCCAGGATGCGCGGCGAGATCGACGCGGGGCCGAAGTTCCCGCACGGGGCCAGCCTCGAGGTCACCGGCGCGATCAAGAAGCGGTGGCGCGAGAAGCAGGAGGCTCAGGTCGAGCTGCGCGAGGCGATGGAGCACTGGGGTGGCGCGCGGCGAGCGGCCGGCGACTGCGATCGGACCATGCAGCGGCGTTTTTTCCACACCTTCGGGGTGGATGTGCTGTCGGCGCAGGCGCTGCCGAGGGCAGATGCCGCTACACTTGTGCAGCACATAAGGAAGTCGCTGTGATAGCCGCACTGTACGTAGAAACTGATGGCGCCTACTTTGGCATCGAGGGCGTTGACCCCTGGGACGAGGGTCGTGATGCGCGGCAATACACCGGCCCTCACCCCGTGGTGGCGCACCCACCTTGCCAGCGGTGGGGCCGCTTTTGGCACGGAAGCACCCGGAAGCCTCACCAATTCCAAATGGGGGACGACGGCGGCTGTTTTGCCGCGGCGCTAAACTCTCTGCGCTGGTTTGGCGGCGTGCTTGAACACCCCTCCGACTCACACGCGTGGGACCACTTTGGGCTGAAGAAGCCGCCGCGCGCCGGAGGGTGGGTTGAAGCTGGGCCGGGACTGTGGACCTGCTGCGTCTACCAGGGCCACTACGGGCATCTGGCGGGCAAGGGCACGTGGCTCCTCGCTTCTGGTATGTGGCATGCGGACCTGCCTGAACTGCGCTGGGGAAAGTGCGAGCAGCGGTTGCACCCGATCGCGGTCGCCAAGCACGGGTATGAGAAGGCCCGGAGGATAGGGATGATGGCGATGGTCGGGGGCAAGGACAAGACCCGGATTCGCAACACCACCCCCCCCGAATTTCGAGACGTGCTACTGCAGATCGCTCGGAGTGTCCATGCTGAATGACTGGGCCCTCAAATGGCGCGTGCCCCCCGCCGCGCTGCTCGACCTCCAGCACCTGCTGGTGCAGCACTCGGTCGCGCCGCAGGTGCGCGGCAAGAGTGAGGCCGCCGTCCAGGCCGAGGTGCGGCTGGCCGCGGCGCGCCAGGGTGTGCATTTATGGAGAAATAACTGCGGTGCGCTACTCGACAAGCGCGGCGTTCCCGTTCGCTTTGGCTTGGCCAACGAGAGCCGCGCCGAGAACCAACACATCAAGAGCGCCGACCTCATCGGCATCCGCCCGGTGCTGATCACCCCCCAACACGTGGGCACCACGATCGGCCAGTTTGTCAGCCGCGAGATCAAGGAAGTGGCCTGGCGCTGGCGCGGGGACGAGCACGAACTGGCTCAGGCGCGCTGGGCCCTGCTGGTGGCGCTGGCGGGCGGCGATGCGGCGATCGTCAACGGGCCCCCACCTCCCCCTTGATGGTCAAGCGGGCTGGAAATCCCGCTCCCACACCATGCCAAGCGCGTGCTCCTTGAAACTGGGATCGCTGAGGTCGACGGGGTAGGCATTTTTCTTTTTCCTACCCTCGTATCTCACGGGCCGGACCAGAGATCCTCCCAAAAACTGGTAGATGACCCCGCCGTTTGCGGCCTGAACCCACCGGTGGGCGGGCTTCGCTGGTGACGAGGGTCCGACGGCCACCCACAGTGCCGACACGGCTTCCTCTTGGAGACCGAGTCCGCGCGACACCAGGTCGTGGAAGCTGACCTTTCCCACGCTCACGACCATGACCGCGAGCCGCTGGTTGTTTTTCTCAAAAAGAACATCGACAAAAGTGCCGTTACTGAGGCGGACTTCACACTTCGCCCCGAGAGCCTCTGAGATTTCCCGCTTGGTTTTGTCCTCCTCCGGGGTGCTCGTGCTGGAGTAGCAACTGAATTCCGGGTCAGTCCGAAAGCCACCTGCTGTGAGTCGAACATCGTGGCCTCCACATCTGAGGCAGGCGTACTCCCCGTTTTCGCTGGCATTTTTGAAGTCAACGGTTGCCCCGGTATGGGTGTCTTGAGCGAATATCATGTGATCCTCATCTACGGTAGTGATAGACTGCAGTCTACCGCATTACGAAGGGAAATCAAGACTATGGACTATGTGAAGCAACTTCAGGATCGCATCCAGGCGCTGCAGCGCGCCGGGCTGACAAAAGCCGAGATCGCCCGCCGTGCGGAGGTCGACCCCATGACGGTGCACCGGCTGCGGCAAGGCAAGCTCAAAACCGTCACCGTTGGCACCTACGCACGGATCATGGGGGTGGTCTCGAACTGAGCCGCTATGTGGCCTACCTCACATAGTGCTACTCTGTACGGTCTACCAAACACAAATCCACATGACACACGTCCAAGAGCTTCGAGCGCACATCCTGGCGCTTCTGGCGGCCGGGCTCACCTACCGTGAGATCGCCTCTCGCGCCCACCTCGGGGTTGGAACCATCTGGGACATCCGGTCAGAGCGCGCCAAGCGCGTGACCGTCGAGACCAGCACGGCCTTGCTCAAGGTGGAGGTGCCCCGTGCGCGCACCTGACAGCCTCCGGCCCTTCCGCGACTTCCTGATCTGGCGCACCGAGGCCCCGCGGACGCCCGGCGCAAAAATGGTAAAAGTTCCCATGCACTGGGACGGGGTCACCCGCCACAGCTCCGCCAACCCGGCGCCGCCGCTGAGTGCGGACGAGGCGGAGCTGTGGCTGGCCTACCTGCGCGCCACGGGCGTGGGCCACGATCGCCCGTCTGAGCCTGGGTACGTCGGAATGGGATTTCGTCCCAGCCCGGCGAACAAGATCGTCTGCCTGGACTTGGACGACCAGCTCGACAGCCCGCTGCTGCAGCGCATGAACGGCGCCGGCTACGAGATATCGATCAACGGCTCGGGCCTGCACGCCTGGGGCATGCACCGCGAGAGTGAGCGCATCGGCCGCCGCGGGCAGGTGTCCACCCCGCTCGGGAAGATGGAACTCTACGGCGATGGCCAGTTCATCGCCCTCGGCACCTGGTTGACTGGCAGTGCGCAGAGCGACTGCACCGAGGTCTTCGACCAGATCGTGGCCGAGTTCTTTCCTGCCACCGGCCGCGCCAACACCGCTGTCACGGCGCCCGACTGGGAGAGCAAGACCGAGCCGCAGCGCGCCGCCACCGTGGCTGACCTGCGCTCTGCCTTGCACTTTCTCGACATGGACAACCGCGACGTTTGGGTGTCCACCGGCCAGGCTTTGGTTTGCCTGGGCGACCTGGGCCGCCAGTTGTGGACCGAGTGGAGTGCACGAAGCCTGCGCTTCCCTGGGGGTGAGGGCCTCGACAAGTGGGACACCTTCTCCGGCGAGCGCAGCGATTACCGGGCGATCTTCGCTCGCGCCTCCACGCGCGGCTGGGTCAACCCTTCCCGTGGCGCCGCGGCGGCCGACGTGTTCACCGGCATGGCACAGCCCGCCGAGCTCGCCCCGCCACCCACCGGGGTGGTGCTCTCCTTCACCGCCGCAGCCGCCGGCGCCATCCCCGCCACCCTGGCCAACGTCGAGGCGGCGCTGATGTCGGCCGAGGGTGGCGTCAACATCGGCTTCGACGAGTTCAAGGGCGTGATCTGCATCGGCCGGCCCGGTGCGTGGCGCCCGCTGACTGACATCGACTACGGCATGTTGCGGATGGCGTTTGAGCGCCGAGGGTTCAAGCCGGTGCCCGCCGAGATCATGAAGACCGCGATCGAGATTGTGGCCAGCCAGCGCAAGTTCGACTCGGCGATCGAGTGGGCGTCCTCCCTCAAATGGGATGGCGTGCCGCGGGTGGCCACCAGCATGCCCACCTACTTCGGCACCGAGGACAACCCCTACACCCGCGCAGTGGGCGCCTACCTGTGGACGGCCCTTGCCGGCCGCGCGCTGGACCCGGGCTGCAAGGCTGACATGGCGCTCATCCTGATCAGCCGCCAGCAGGGCC